CAACGAGCGCATCAAGCGGCTGGAGGAGGCGGGAGATAAGATGGAGGCATGGCTGCGCGATGAGCGGTTGGATGCAGTGCAGCACACTGTTTCAAAATGGAACAAAGCCAAGGAGGCCAAGCCGTGAGCAAATACCCTAGGACTGACGCAGCCCGTCTAAAAGATGTCTGCCGTCACATGGCAATGGCGGAAGAATGCACTCGGATGGAGTACGAGTTGAACGAAGCAAAGGCCCGCATCAAGCGGATGGAGGAGGCGGGGGATGCGCTGATGGAAATCGTCGAAGGCGCTCGCAGCGAGCGATGGAACGTGAATGGATTCAGGCTGAAAGATACGCCTGAATGGGTTCAGTTCTACGTTTCTTTTCGCAAAGCCAAAAGGTCCAAATGGAAGGAGGCCAAGCCGTGAGCTTGCATCTTCAGGAAATTGAATCGCTTCAGAACTCTTTGAGAGAACGCGAAAAGTACGTCACCGAACTCGAAAACCGTCTCCGCGCTCTGTGGGACAAGCTGGAGGGTGAGCGAAAGCACTACATGAACCGCATCAAGCGACTTGAGGAGGTGGGTGATAAGATGGAGATTTATTGCGATACAATCTTAGCGCGTGACTGGAAGGAAGCCAAGGAGGCCAAGCCGTGAGCGACTGCAACTTTGCTTTTGTCTATGTCCATGCATCGAACGGAGCGATCCGAGTGGAAACTCTAGGGACAGCCAAGAGCCTCGATGGAAGCCCAGAGTGGAAACACGTTTCGACAATCAACCCTTACGCTTGGTTAGAGATGATTCTTCGGGCTTCGATTAAAGACCGAAATCTCCTTATCGAACATTTGCTAAAATGAAAACCCAGCTATCCGCCGAACAAATCGCCCGACTGTTAGGGGCATCTAAGACCACCGAAACCGCACCAGTAAAACGACTCACCGGGGGAGTTCTGCTGCATCCGCCGTTGCCGGACGAAACGGTCCGGGACATCCGCAAGCGCTGGTCCGCGGGGCAACCGCTTAAAGGCATCGCCAGCCGGCACAAAATCACGATGGCCGCGGTCTCCCTTATCGGGTCGGGCCAACGCCGGAAAGACGTTTTGTGAGCCCATCGCTGCCCGCTAGTCACCGCGGGCTTGTACCGAAGCGAAGTTTCTGGTCCACGGTGCAGAGTGAACGTCATCACCGCCCGCCGCCGGGTCATGGCAGTCGGGTGCAGTCACGGGAACCGAGCAAACAAAGACGCGCTGGCTGCTGCGATTCTGTTCCGCGAGCAGTTCAAACCCGACGAAGTGATCCACCTTGGGGACGCTTATGACCTCGCCAGCCTTCGTGCCGGATCGCTGGCCAACCCTGACGACTCAGACCATGCCGACGACTACCTCGACGACATCGAGCAGGGCCGAGAGTTCCTCAACGCGCTTAGGCCGACGGTGTTTATTCTCGGTAACCATGACCAGCGGGCGCTCAAATATCTGCACCATCACAACACCGTGGTGCGGGGCTTTGCCGAGGCCATCTGGGACAAAATGCGTGAGCCCATCGAGCGCCATGCCCGGGTATTCATCAAACACCACGACGTGCTTCCAAGAAGTTGGTACACCCTCGGGGGCTATAAATGGGGGCACGGTCTGCTGTACAGCGAAAACTTCCTCAGGGACACCGCCGAGACTTGGGGCAACACCGTTGTTGCCCACGCCCACCGCGCTGGGATCGCCACTGGCCGACGCAGCGACAACCCGGTCTGCCTATCGCCCGGGACGCTGGCCGACGCGCCCTGCATGGACTACGCGCTCCGACGCCGGGGAACCCTCGCTTGGTCTCACGGCATCGTCTTTGGCGAGTACACCGAGACAACCGCGCAACTTTACCTTCACCAGTGGCCGCAGGGAGAAAAACAATGGAATCTGCCGAGCTTCTAAAACTGATCCGCGAAGAGATTCAACACACAATCCAGATACCAACCGAGGACTGGAAAACGGTCGCTCAATGGGGAGCCGAGTGGGGACTCCAACGCGCTCAAACAGCCCGGATGCTAAGCATTGCAGTCCGAGCCGGCATCATGGAGCACAAGCGGTTTCGCATTTTTATGCCCATGCGCCATTCTTACCCGGTGCCCCATTACCGCAAAAAAGTTAATCCATGATCTACCAAGCCAAACACAACGCCGCCGTCACCGTCGAAATGATCGCAGAGGCCGAACTCCGCATCGGTGAGACCAAGCGACAGGTCATCGTCTACACCCGCAACGGCCGCAACTACGTCCGACCCAAGGCCGAGTTCCTTGACAAGTTTTCGCTGGTAGTTTCTACCGAATCAAAGTAACTGTCAGCAGTCGCCGTAAGGTGACGAACGGGTGTAGCAGCCCAAAGCAGAGATGAACAACATCACCGAACCTCCAATCCAGCCAATGCCGGCGGGTTTCCCTGAAACGCAACGTTCAGGGCTGCACCCACTGCTACCCGGTGTTGGTTGGATTGGGGCTTCATTAACCACATGAGCAACCTCTACGTCCGACTCCATTCGTCGTTCTGGACGCATCGAAAAACTCTCCAACTCAGGCGAAAGCTTGGAGACGCAGCGTTCTGGATTCCTCCAAGACTTTGGTCTTTTGCAGCCGAAAACGCACCCGACGGAGACCTGAGCAACTATCAAGCAGAGGACTTGGCAATGCTTGTGCAATACTCGGGCAATGCTCAAGAGATGCTCCAAGCATTAAACGATGCCGGGTTCCTTGAAAATGGCATTATCCGAAATTGGGAGGATCGAAATGCCTTCCACGTTACCAACCACGACCGAGCCAAAAAAGCGGCAGAAGCTCGTTGGGCAAAGCGAAATGAAAAGCTCTTAGAGAAGAAAGAAAGAGATAAGGACAAGGAAAAGGAAAAGGAAAGTAAGCAAGCACAGTCTAAGCATTGCTTGGATGATGCTCCAAGCATCGAGGTTGAAACCTTCAAACTCCGCATCGGGTCATGGTTCGGCCGAAGACCGACCACCAACTGGTCCACAAAGGAATTGAGGGCGCTCAAAGACGTTCTGGCTCTGGACACTGCTCCCGAGGACATCGACGCCTTAGAAGTCCGCTACAACTCCGGCAACCCATACCTCCGCAAAGATCCCGTCACACTGCTCAACAACTGGAATACCGAAATCGACCGCGCCAAACAACCCGCCACTCAAACCGACTCCGCAAATGCAAACGACCCAATCGCTCGACGCAACGCTGCACTCGGTGACATTGCAAATCACTCAGCAGAGGCAACCAGACGCTCCCGAGAGATCGACCGGCTCAACGACCTCCGCTACGAGCAAACTGGGAAAACTCCTTTTGACCCGTGACTCGGAGTCATTCCGGGCCAAGGTCATCGGGCTCAACGAATCAAGCCCGTTGCCCAAGCGCCTTGCCCGGTACGTTGAGGCATGGATCAAGGCCGCGGCAATGAATCGACGGGAGAACGGGACGTGGATGGTCATCTCTGGGCCTCCGGGAGTCGGTAAGAGCCACGCGCTCAAGGCCGCGGTGACGTTTCTAGCAAATCACTCGGTGGGCGTTTACGGTGAGTTCTGGCAGCGACCTCCGTCTGTGGTTTGGGCCGCATGGTCTCGGATCATTGAACTCGACGAAGACGAATGGACAGACTGGCTCTACGACCTCCGCAGGGCTCAGATGGTAATCCTCGACGACGTTGGTTCAGAGGTTGACCGATTTAAATCCGGGGCACCGGCTGAACGACTTAGAGTTGCCCTAGAGACCTGCGAAAACCGTTTCTTGCTGGTATCGACCAACATTCAATCTGCTCAATGGGCATCAAACTTTGACGAACGGGTCAAAAGCCGACTCCACAGGGCCGCGGTACTCGACATGACTGGGGCAGAGGATTACCGACCGAACAAAAAACCAGAAAACCAACACTGAAAACCACATGATCATCGCAAAAATAGACGTCACCAAGCTCGACAAGGCCCACTTTTTTAAGGGCACAAAAGGCATCTACGCCGACCTTGTCCTAATTCCAAACAAGCAGGGCGTTGACCAGTACGGCAACGACGGGTTCGTAAGCCAAGGCACGTCCAAGGAAGCCCGAGAGAAGGGCGAGAAGGGGGCAATCGTGGGCAACTACAAGAAGATCAACCGAGGCTCAGACGCAAAGCCTGAGCCAAAGCCGACCGCTAAGGTGCAGCCAGATTTTGACCAACAAGACGACGTTCCCTTTTGACCTATGAGAAACAAATACTATCTGACCAACAAGGTGCAGCCCGGTGAGATCAAGCCGGGATTTGCCGACGCAGCCAAGGCATTAGCCGAAGCCGACGACCTAGTGGCCTATGGGCTACGACGTGGCCTCATGTCCTACCCGCATGGCACCCAGTTCGACGCCACTGGGCGACCCATCCCAAAGCTCCAGGCAACCCGGGCGAGCTACACCAAGCCAATCGAAAGCTATTCATGCCTCAGAGCCTACTTGATGCGGGACAACGGATCGACCCACGCCGAGATTGCAAGGGCCGTTCAATCCTCAATCGTCAAGGTTCCGGCAATAATTGCCCACGGTAAGACGCTGTGGCTTGCCCAAGGAGCCGCAACAAGCACCGGCAAGGGTAAGGAGACCAAAGAGCAATCAAAACGCGCCAGCGAGGCAGCAGCGAACGTGGCGGGGCCATTAAAGGCAGGCACCTCCCCCCGGATGGGAACCCTCCCGGACAAAACCTTGCACGCAGGGGCCAAAGAAGAGCGATCAATCTGAAAGCGTAAACTCCGCCAAAACTGCTAAACAATGGACCTGACCGACACCCAAGTCTTGCTTTTGAAATTCCGAGCTTCCATCTACACACCGAACCTAGTGCGTGGAACAACTCGTTGGGACGGGCAGATTTTCTGGGGACACACAAAGCAGGGGTTTCAGGTTTGGTTTGATTGCAAGCGGTTCAAAATGAAGCAGAAGCAAACCGCAACCAGAAACCAAATTGCACGCGAAAAGCATACTCAGTTTCGGATTCTAAATCCAAAGCGCCAAAAATTCACAGCAGAGGAAGTCGCAAGGCGCGAAAAAGAAAGGAAGGCAAAACTTCGAGCCGATCCTGTGTTTATTCAAAAGCGCAAGCTGTACGATCAACAGAGGCGCTCAACTCCTAAATACAAAGAAGAAACAAAGGAATATTCTAGAAACTATCTTCGATCCTATTACAAAAGGAACCCGGATCTTCGCAGGTCGAAAAAAGCATCCCGTCGAGCCGCCCAAAGGAATGCGATTCCTGCAGTGTTCGACCGCCAAAAGGTGCGCCAGATTTATGCTTGGAAAAACCGTGTTCAACAATGTCTTGGTATTCGTTTTGACGTTGACCATATCGTGCCGCTTTCGGCTGGAGGCGAACATAGTCACCGCAACCTGCAAGTCCTGCCTCATCGGCTCAACATAGCAAAGGGTAACAACCTAGATTTTAGACTCCCAGAATGTTGGAAACAAACCGAACACGGAGTCCGTCTTTAAACTTTCCTAAACTCTGTAAACTGCCATGACAACCGCCGCCAGTTATGTTGCCCTCAACATCGGACACCACCTCATTAAATGGGCAGTTTCCCGCATTCGAGCTAAGGCCATGACACCGGAACAATTCGCTCTCCAGCATTCGCCGAACGCCAAGCCGAACGCCCCGGTGCTGCGGACCATTGCCGTGGGCATCCGGGACATCATGCACGAAAAGCCCGAGAACTTACCCGAGACGCTGCGATGACTCAGACCGATTACGTCAACCACAGCGGTCTGACCAAGGGCCGGGTCTCCCAGCTTGTGAAGGCCGGAATGCCGTTGACCTCGCCCGAGGCCGCGGACTCTTGGCGGGGAATGGGTGCTCAGAAGCGCCCGGGCATCATCCCGAAATCTGCTTCGGGATCATCCGTTGAACCGGGACCGTACCGACCGCCCGAGGCCCAAGCACCCACCGACCCATCGTTGATCTCCGCGGACACACCGCAGGGCTCCTACGAACGGCAAAAAGGCATTGAGAAAGCCGCCTACGCTTTGTCAGTGCGGGCGCTTAAAGCCGGACAGCCCGACGCCGGCCGACTGGTTCAGATCCACAACAGCGCCGCCCGAAACCTGACCGCAGCCCGGGAGGAGGTGCTTACGTTAGCCGAAAGGGAACGAACGCTCGTTTCCGGTGATTGGGTCCGAAAGGTCATGCAGGAACACGACGGAGCGGTCGCCACATTGCTGCGATCAATGCCCAAACAACTCGCCGGCCGGATCGCGCCGCACGACCCCGAGCACGCAGAAAAGGAACTGGACCGCTGGGTTCAGGAAGTCGCCCTAGCCACATTGCAGCAAACCGACCCATGGAAATGAAGAAACCCCAACCAAAAATTGAAGAGATCAAGGTCGATGACCTGATTCCCTACGCTACCAACAGCCGAACGCATTCCGCTGAACAGGTTGCCCAGATTGCTGCCTCCATGGTGGAGTTTGGATGGACCAACCCAGTGCTCATCGACACCCACGGGACTATTGTCGCCGGCCACGGCCGCGTCATGGCTGCCCGCAAGCTTGGCATGGAGACAGTGCCGTGCATCCGACTTGGCCACCTGTCGCCCGGTCAGGTTCGCGCCTACGTTATCGCTGACAACAAACTCGCGCTCAACGCGGGGTGGGACGATGCAATGCTCAAGGCCGAGTTAGACATCCTCAAGGAAGACGGGTTTGACATGCAGTTGACCGGATTTACCGATGCCGAAGTCGAGAAAATTCTTGGGCAATATGACGTTGGAGACGGATCAATGCCAGAGCTTAATTCCGGAGACCGCCAGCCTATCCAACAAAAGACTTTTACCCTGCATGACGAACAGGCAGAGGAAGTAGACCGAGCCATCTCAAAGGCAAAGAAACTTGGATTGGACAACCACCCGATCAATGAAAACGGAAACGGAAACGCTTTGGCGGCAATCTGCCAAGAATACAACCGCATCAATCCATGAGCGCCAAGGACATCATTGTCAAGCCAATCACCAGGACGGACGCCGACAAGGTTGTTACTTCCTGCCATTACTCTGGCAAAGTGGTTCCAAACTCACAGTTGCACTTCGGTGTTTTTCTCAACGGAAAATGCGGAGGAGCAATGCAGTTCGGTCCATCAATGGACAAGCGGAAAACCATGACCATTGTGCAAGGCACCCAGTGGAATGGATTTCTTGAACTTAATCGAATGGCTTTTTCAGAATGGTTGCCAAGGAATAGCGAAAGTCGGGCAATCTCGGTTGCCATGCGTTTGATCCAAAAGCACTATCCGCACATTGACTGGATTATCTCATTTGCTGACGCGACTCAATGCGGTGACGGCACAATTTATAGAGCAAGCGGTTTTGTTTTAACCGGCATCAAAGAAAACAAAACAATTCTTAAAATGCCTGACGGTTCGATTGTTGCCGACAAAACTCTGAATAATTCAAATTACATAATAAAAGGCGAAAGCGCCGGTTATTGGAAGAAAAACGGTGCTGTTCCGCTTTTAGGTTTTCAACTTCGTTACCTCTACTTTCTCAACCCAGAAGCTCGCAAAAGGTTGACTGTCCCGATCATTCCGTTTACAGAAATTGAACGTCGAGGTGCTTCCATGTACCTTGGAAAGCCAAAATGCGCCGGAAGTGACACTAAGGACACAGCGGACTCCCAGTCCGCAAAGGACGGCTCAATACCGATCCCGGCGCTCCACTCTCAACGGTCAGGACTCGAATGCTGACCGACCTCCAACGAGACCTCCTAGAGTTCCGCCGGGGCCTTTACCGCCCGACGCCCCGGCAAACCGTGGTCCAATGGGCCGAGGCCAATCTCAAACTTACCGCGAGGCAGACCGAGCATCCGGGACCGTACTCGACCAGCGTTCGACCCTACGTCAGGGAGCCGCTTGAATGTTGGAAGGACTCCGGGGTCGTTGAAATGACGCTGTGCTGGGGATCTCAGACCAGCAAAACGACGACCCTGATGGCTGGCCTCGCGTGGTTGATCGACAACGAGCCAAGCCCAGCGCTCTGGTTGATGCCCACCGAAGGCCTTGCCCGGTCGTTCTCCAAGTCTCGATGGATGCCGATGCTCGAAGACTGCCCGGCCATGGTCGCGCATTTCCCAAGCGACAAAGACAAGTTGACCCACCTAGAACAGCATTTTGACCGCTCGACGCTGACTTTTGTGGGATCAAACTCACCAGCCAACCTTGCTTCACGACCCGTCCGGGTGTTGGTAGCCGACGAGGTTGACAAGTTCGCCCAAGCCTCGGACCGAGAAGCTGACGCGCTTGACCTAGCCGAGCAAAGACTCAAGGCGTTCTCATCCTCCAAACTGTTCTTGACCTCGACCCCGACAACCACCGAGGGCCGAATCTGGCAGCGGTTCCTTCGAGGCGACCAGCGCCGGTATTACCTGCCCTGCCCGAATTGCAAGGCCCTCATCCGGCTGGAGTGGAAGCAGGTCAAGTGGGACGAGAGCGCCAAACTGGAAGACGGCAAATGGGACTTCGGCCGGGTCCGTGGATCCGCCCGCTACGAGTGTCAACTTTGCAAGGGGGCCATCACCGACTCCCAAAAGGTAGCCAGCCTTCGACACGGTCAATGGATCCCAGAAAACAAGGGATCGTTGCCCGGGGTCCGATCTTACCATCTGTCGAGCCTGTACAGCCCGGATCGCAAATGCACATGGGGTCACCTAGCCGTGCAGTTTTTGGAGGCCCAGGAATCCTTGATCGGGCTTCAGGGCTTTATTAACGGCAACTTAAGCGAGCCATGGGAAAACCAAGCCGCGCCCCGACAGCGAGAGGAATTGATCGTCGCCGGCACCGAAGGCGTGGCCGAAAAGGCGATTAAGTTCCTGACCGTCGACTGTCAGGCTTCCAGCCCGCACTTCTGGTTTGTGGTCAGGGCATGGAACGAGGACGGGTCATCCCGAGCCATCGACGCGGGGCCGCTGGACACTTGGCACGACGTGCGTGAAAAGCAGTCCCATCACGGGATTCAGGACGTCCACGTCATCATCGACTCAGGCTACGATGCTCCCAGCGTTTACTCAGAATGCCTCCGGTGGGGACGATTCTTCCCGAGGACCGGCCGGGTGCCTCTGTGGGTCGGATGGATGCCCGCCAAGGGAATGCCGCGCAAAGGTTGGCGCAACCCAAAGACCGGGGTGGAAGATCCGTTTTTTCTACGAGGCATTGACCCTCGGGTCGGTGACAACGCTGGCCGGCAGGGACGTCTTGAACTTAAGCTGCTGGAGTTTGGGACCGACGTGACCAAGGACATTCTCGAACGCCTCCGCAAGGGAAAGACGGCCACCCGGTGGGAGGTCGCCGATAACGTAGCCTCGCCGGAATATTGGAGGCACCTTGACTGCGAGCAAAAGGTCGCCCGCCTTTCCAGCGCCACCGGCCGAACAACGTGGACGTGGCTTTCCCGATCTTCAAAATGGCCGAATCATTTGGCCGACTGCGAAGTCATGCAAGTTGCCGGTGCAATTTTCCACAACCGCCTCCGCATGACCAACTCCGATGCAAACTGACCTCCTCACGACGAAGGAAATCGCCGCCATGCTCAAGCGGGCTCCGTCCTACGTCTACGCGATGAAGGCCCGAGGCTTCCCAATGCCGGGGGGCCGGGCGCGACTCACAGAGGCGTTGGCGTGGCTGACAAAACATCCGCAACCGCGGGCCGAACGCCTGCACGGGCGGAAATGAGCGAGCGCGGAGCAACGCCCCCATAGCATCAAGGACCGATTCTTGCGGACCTTCAATCGTGGCAGTTTCCTCCGCATTTGCTCGTGGGTTGTTGCGGTCCGTCTATTCGACGGTAACCAGCGGCTCCACGCTCCTGGACAAGCTCACCGCGCTCAATAGTGATGCGGTTGCTGCTGTCCAATCAGGAAAAGTCCTTCAGCAGACCACCGGAAATGGGCGGTCGGTGACGTTTCAGGTCAACGCAAGTGAAGGCGTGACGCCTACCGAAATGGCCGAGGCCTACTCCCAACTCCTCGACCACTATGACGAGGCGGTCGGGGCCGGAAACCTCACCGATGCGGCTCGCTATGCGTTTATGATGCTGCGGCTCAAGCCCGTCCGATCCTATCGCAACGACTTTTCAAATCTGATCCGATGAAATTATTTGAACGCCTAGCCGCTGCGACTCGGTTTGTGGTTTCGCCCAAAGCCCGATATGAAGGCGCAAGGCAATCAAGCCATCGTTCCACGCTCCACGGTTCGGTTCAGGCCGCTTCCTTCGACATTGATCCCTACAGCCGTTACGAGTTGGTTCGTCGGTCTCGGTACTTCGAGCGCAACAATGCGTTCGTGAACCGCATCGCTGACCTTTTTGAGCAGTACACCGTAGGGCAGGGACTCGCGTTTTTCCCCTCATCGTCAGACACCGCATGGAATGCCACCGCGCTAAATTACTGGCGAGACTGGCAACGTTTTGCCGATTTATCCTCCCGGCTGTCGTTTGGATCGCTTCAGGGCATCATCGCCCGGGCGCTTTTCGTCGATGGTGAAATTTTCATTATCCTCACCCGAGGCGAATCTGGAAACCCTCGCATCCAGTTGGTCGAATCCCACCGGGTGAAGAGCCCGCCCGCTTTGCAGGGTCGGACAATCATTGACGGCGTTGAGGTGGACGAACGAGGCCGGCCGGTAGCCTACCACATCACCAACGACGACGGAAAACGTCAGGACATTTTCCAGCGAGTCGAAGCTGAGTTCGTTGTCCATGTTTTCGAGCCGGGACGCCCGGGTCAGTATCGCGGACTCCCGGCGCTTTACCCGGTCATGAACGACCTTCACGATCTAGACGACCTCCAGATCTTTGAGATGCAAGCCGCCAAGGCTGCTTCCAAGGTCCAAAACGTCATTAAGACCAAAGAAGGCGAGGTCACCGACGACGACATCATCCGCGGAACAATCCTCGGATCCGACGGGGTCGAGCGGGCCGATTACTACAAGGACGTCTTCGGCGGGGAGATCGCCGTTCTCAAACACGGGGACGAGTTCAACCAGTTTCAGGTCGAGCGCCCGTCTGCGGCGACCTCGGGATATTGGGATTACCTGACGGCCAAGGTCTGCGCCGGGATCGGAGTGCCCAAAGAAATCGTTCTGCCTACCTCGATGCAAGGAACGTCCATTAGATCGGTGCTGGACATCGCCAATGCGTTCTTCCGGTCTCGTTCTTTTGTGATCGCCGACCATTTGCGCCGGGTTTACGAGTACGTCATCGAAACCGGGATCAAAACGGACCCATCAATGCGTCCAGCCCCGGCCGATTTTTATCGCTCCACCTTTCGCGCTCCGAGGTCGATTAACGTGGACGTAGGCCGCAACTCCGCCGCCGCCGTTGCCGAGTTTAAAACCGGAATGCGCACGCTTCAAAGCATCTACGCTGAGACCGGGGAAGACTGGCGCGAACAGTTGCGGCAAAAAGCGGCCGAAATCGCGTATGCGCAGGAACTTGCGACCGAGTTCAATATTCAACGGGCCGAAATTATGACCCTTGACCCGAACGAACTCGCTTCCATCAACGCAACCGGACAAACACAACAGCCATGATTGAACCGATTACGCGGGCTTATCGAGTGAGGCGAGGCGATACTTGGGAGGGTGAAACCTTCCGGGTCATTTCCGCAACCGGGGCGTCCTACTGGAATGCGGTTGTCGTCAGAGCGCAAATCAGGGTAAGCCACGAATCTGCCGCGGTTGTCCATGAGTTTTCTTTGTCTCCGGTAGTTACAACCGAGGGCGTCAACGGGGTTTTGACTTTTGCTCTGACCATGACCAAGACGCAAGCCGCTGCATTGACCCCGGGTAATTACGTTGGGGACATCGAAATTGAATCAGACGGGCTTCGGAAATCGACCATTTGCGCTTTTCAATTCTCGATTTTTGCCGACGTAACGAGGTAAAAATATGGCCGAAATTACCATTGAGGTCATCCAGCCTACACCCGTCAACATCACCATTGAGACGGCTCCCGGAGCGGCAGGGACGTCGGTTGCGTGGGACAATGTCACCGGCAAACCGCTCACGTTTGCGCCTTCGGTTCACACGCATCCCATTTCCGAGGTCAACGGACTCCAAACCGCGTTGGATGGCAAGGCAGCTTTGATTCACACCCACGCGATTGGAGACTTGAGTGGAGTGTCCATAACCAGCCCCGCAAACGACCAAGTTCTCGCTTTTGAGTCATCCACTGGACTCTGGAAAAACAAGACAGCTTCCGGTGGAGGTGGCGGAATTACCAACGGCCAATCCATCGTCAACGCACTCATTTTCGGCTGACCCATGAAGCAATTCACCATTCCATCCTACACGTTCACCCCTGGAGCCTCGGGCGTCGGCACCGTCAACCTGTCCGGCATTTCAGGCTTCAACGTCAAATATCTGGTTGCCGTTATCAACCAGACCCGGGGCGTGGTGATCTACAGCACCGGAGACACCTCGACCCGATACACGAATCTGGCCGGAACCACGTTGACGTTGAACGTCGACACCTCGACCCACAACAGCGGTGACGTGCTGCAGGTCATCTACGAGTCGCAGGACGCGCTGATAGTGTCTTCGGCGGCAATGACAAGCCTCGACGCCAAAACACCCGCACTATCAACCCGCGTTCTCGACAACGAAGCGTCTGGCTCACCTGTCCGCGCTATCGGTCAGGAAATCTGGAACGTGTCGTTTTCCGAGGTGGGCGCTTCCGTAATCTCTGAGCAATTTGTCGCTCCGACAACAGGCACGGGTGTCTCATACAGCCAAGCATCTGGTGCGCTGGCTATCGTTGCTGGAACAACTGCAAACGCTGAGTTTTTTACTCGTTCGACAAGTTCATGGCGCGGGGCAATGCGCCTCAAGTTTTCGATTGTCTCATCTCAAAGAATTGCCAACACCAACTTAGCCGTCATGCTGGCCGACCTTGTTGGTGAGGGTCTAGCCGTCACAATCAACAGTGCAACGAGCATCACCGTTGCCCAAGCAGGTCATGCTTTCACTTCAACGAGCGTCGGTCAGTTTGTGCAAGTGGGCCGCATCGTTGGAGCCGCTGGCGTTCCCGGCCGCTACGCCATTGCGTCGGTGGTTGCTGGTGTTTCGTACACCCTCACCGTCGCTGGCTGGCCAGCATCCGGCAGTTGCACGGCAACGATCTTTGGGCACAGCTACGTCCGGAATCTTTTTACTGGAGCCACAGCAACTGCTTTCAACCTAGACGCTCAAAGACGAGGTTGGGCCGCTGGCGACAGTGTTCCAGCGATCAATACCACATTGTCCCCCGGCACGATTGTAACCAACGAGTTAACTGGACGAGAGGCGTTCTGGTCGGATCAATTGCGTGCGTCGTCGCTTGCGCCAACGGCAGTTACTCGCGGCAGTCGCATTGAAAACATACCAGACGACAATCTGGAGTTGTATTTGTTCATCTGGTCATTCAACAGCACGACCGCGCCAGCCTCCTCGACGACGTGGACGATGTCTTTTTGCGCCATCGAGAAGTTCGCGAACTTCCCCGTTTATATTCAAGGGAATCGCTCTCAAGGCACGGCAAATCCGATTCCAACAACCCTCCAGTCAGGAATCCCCGCAGGTTCCGCAGCCATCGGAGACGTTGGTCTACAATATCGAGGCAGCTCCACTGGTGCCGGTGCCGGTGCCCACATAGTATCAGCAGCATCGACCAACGCGACCATCGTTAAAGCTGGCGGCGGTCGAGTCATAGGCGGTTTTTTAGCCAACACGACAGCGTCGTGGAAGTTTGTGAAACTACACAACCAAGCAACGCTTCCAACCGCAGGCGTAGGAGTTGTCCGGACAATCCCTATTCCGCCAAACGGATTCTCTACTTTTTCGTTCGAGGCAGGCATCGCGTTTGCGACAGGCATCGGCCTAACAATTGTGACAGGGTCGGCGGATTCCGACGCAACCGCAGTAGCTGTTGGTGATGTCGTCGGTGAACTGATTTTCGCCTAAAATGAAGGTTCTCCGATTCCTTCGAGAGTGCTGGGTTGACGGCGTTTTCTACGCTGCGGATCAAGCCGTTGCTTTTCGCAATCCGCCATCCTCGGACATCATCGGAAACAGTAATGCTGTAGAGGTGTTTGATCTGGGTTGCTGGACCGACCACGACTCCAACATGGCGCAACAGGGTGAGGTCAATTAACCTCCACGGGCCAAAAAGGTTAATGTCGGAAAAACGTAGGAATGGAAACAACCAGCAAAGGAGTCCGTTATGGTTCAAATGAAAACGTGGTTTGAAATTCAAGCAAAGGCTTCTTCCCCCGAAGAGGCCGACGTTTTCCTTTACGACGAAATTGGCGGGTGGGGCGTCAACGCCAAATCCTTTATTGACGCCGTCCGGGCGACCGGTGCCAAGCGCATCAATCTCCGCATCAACTCGCCGGGCGGGTCGGTGTTCGACGGCATTGCAATCTACAATTTCCTGCGCGGTCTCGACGTCACCGTCCAAATTGACGGACTGGCCGCGTCCATTTCATCCATCATTGCCTTAGCTGGCAAAACTGTCCGCATTGCTGGCAACGGGTTCTTCATGATCCACAACCCGTGGGGCGGAGTTTTTGGTGAGGCCGATGAAATGCGCGAGGCGGCAAACTTGCTCGACAAGATTCGCGAAAGCCTCGTAGGCACCTACGCCGCGAAGACGGGTAAGGATTACGACACCATTAAAAAGTGGATGGATTCCGAAACGTGGTTTTCCGCGGCCGAAGCCAAGGAAGCCGGTTTTGTGGACGAAGTAACCGACGAAATCGCGTTCGCCGCTTCCGCATGGTCGTTTCAGAACGCACCGGCAGCGATCAAATCAGGATCACAGAAAAACATTTCCAAACCCCAACCCCAACCCATGAACAAACTGCTCCAGAGCCTCGCCGCCGCCGGGCTCATCTCCTCTGCTGACGTTGCCGAGGACACCGCCGTCACCGAGTTCGATATTAACTTTGCCAACTTCGCCAAGGCCCGGGCCGACGCTCAGGCCGCTCTTGACGAGATCGCCAAGGCCAAGGTTGCCACCATCGTGGACGCCGCCATCGCTGACGGCCGCATCGCCGCCGCTGTCAGGGACGCATGGGTCGCACAAATCCAAGCCGACGCCAAGGCCGCCGAGTTGCTCGCCGCCATTCAGGCACCGAAGCCCGGATCCGCTCCCGTGGGATCTCCGGCCGGCTCCGGCGGCAAAACCCCCACTGATCTTCGCGCTGAATTTGACCGGATCATTGATCCCAAACAGCGCAGTTCTTTCTGGTCCGCCAACAAGGCCCAGTTGCTTCAACAGTAAACTCACACACCCAAACACACCATGGCTAACACCCTCGATTCCGGCCTGAATGGGACGCTCATCTCCCAGGCGGGCCTAGACGCTTTCGTTGGAGCTTTTGCTCCTATGCAAGCCTTCACCACCGACTTTGACCCGGCTCCGGCCTCGAAGTCCGACACCATCCAAGTGCCTTACGTTCCGGCCGCTTCTGCCGCCGCGGACTTTTCCGGCACCTACACCCGTCAGGACTCCACCCTGAACAAGCGCACGATCACGCTGAACAAGCACAAGTTTGTCACTTGGTTCCTGTCCGACGTGTCCATGGCTAAGTCGCCCGCCGCGACTTTGGAGCGCTTCGGTATGCAGAAGGGCTTCCAGTTGGCCAAGGCCGTGTTTCAGGACATTTTGTCCGCGGTCACCAGCAGCAACTACGGATCCGCTGCCCACACCGGTGTGGCCGCAAACTTCGATTACGCGGACGTGGTCGACATCAAGGACGCTTGCGACACCGCAGATATGCCCGAGGTGCCGCGCTCGTTGATCCTTGGATCCAGCTACTACAACGCCCTGCTGAAGGACTCCGTCATCAAGGACGCCGCCGCCCTCGGTGCGACTGCTAACCAGACCGGTTCCCTCCCGAACCTGTCCGGCTTCATGACCTACCGGTCGAGCCTGATCCCGGGCAACTCCCAGAACCTCGTAGGCTTCGCCGCCTACCCTTCCGCGCTCATCACCGCAATGCGTTACCTCCAGCCCGCTGGCCGTAGCCAAGACGGTGTGTACCGCCCCGTGGCTGACGAGAAGACCGGCATTACGCTCGGCTACCGCGAATTTTATGACAACGACACCGGAAACGTGGTCGCTGTGCTGGAGTGCTTCTACGGCTACGCCCTCGGCGAGGCCAATTCGCTCAAGCGCATTATCTCGGCCTAATCGCCATGCGCCTCGGGATTCTCATCGTAGACGGCAAGGTCGTTTCTGGACCCGCTCTGGCCTCACAGGTCGAAGCGGAGTTTAAGGCGACCGTGCATTCTGGGGGCAACGGAATCGGCACAATCGAGCTTTGGTCTGAGGACCGAGGCCGCGAGAAGCGCCACAAGTTCCCGGGATCTATTCCCGCC